TAGTCGGTTTCGATACAGTTACAGCCTCTATCATTTTGCCCAACGGCGTCGTTTGGCCGGGACTCAATACCGCAATCAGCGCATCCACAGGGGTATGGTATCACTGGGCGTTGGTGCGACAGACCGGGAACGCCACGCTTTACTTCAATGGAGTATCGACGGGGCCATCTTCGCCGTGGACTGGTCCGGTGGTCTTTGGATCTTCGCCACAGATCCGCATTCTGGACTCTCTGGCCACTGTCGGCGGTACGGGCGGCGGCTCGGTAGATGAAACCCGAATCTCGAATGTCGCCATATACACGGCCAACTTTACACCCCCGACCGCGCCGTTCACAATTTCTGGCGCGTCCGCAGTGACCTCGCTCGCAGTGCGCGGCATCAACAAGATGCAGGGCGTTGTGTACGCAGTGATCGGTGCTACGCTCTATACCGTAGCAGACGACGGCACAGCGACCGCCATTGCGACCGGGATCTTGGGCGAGGGGTTCGTTCGCATGACGAACAATACCGCGTGCCTGGTGATCCTCGTGCCCAACACGAACATCTGCTACACGTATTCGCTTGTCGGCGGCTTTCAACTGCTTACAGCGCCTGGGTTTACTGACTATGGCGCTATCGACTGCAACTTCTGCGACTCCTTTATCGTGTTTCTTGCGCTCAACGGCCGCGAGTTCTTCAACGATGACGGGCAGATTGTCAGTGGCCAGGGCCAGATCACATTCAACAGCGGCTCGGTTTTCCCGCGTGAGTTCGGTACCGATCTGTTTGTCGGGATGGCGGTCGACCATCGGGAAGTGCTGTTGCTCGGTCAGCTCACGAGTGAAGGATATCTCAACGCCGGCAATGCGGTCGGCACACCATTCGACAGCGCTCCGGACTCATTCATACAGCTCGGCGCGCTACCCGGCACCGCGTACTGTATCGCCAATCAGGATCAATCGGTGTTCTGGGTGGCGAATGATAAAACCGTACGCCGCCGCAATGGGCAGACGCCGCAGCGGGTATCGAACAGCGGCATCGAAGCCGTACTCGAGCACGCGGATTTCACGGGCAGCTACGCATTGACGCCATCGGTCGGCGGCCACGCTACGTGGGCGCTGATCCTACCGGCGGAAAGCCGTACATTATGTTATGACTGTCTGACGACCGAGTGGTTTGAGCTTGACTCGGTAGGCTTCGGGTACTGGCGCCCGCTGTGCTACTACAACGCTTTCGGCAAGCAATTGGTCGGGGATTCCGTGTCGAGCCAGATAGGTTTTCTGGATACCTCGATATATACAGAATTCGGCACGCCCATGCTACAGCAGTTTGTGACGCAGTCGATTTACGACAACAACAACCGCATCACGCATCGGCGCCTCGAGGTTGTGATCACTGTAGGCGAGGCGCCTGATCTTGGTACCGAGCCTTTGATCACGCTCTTCGTTTCGCGAGATTCCGGCCGTACTTGGCGCGCACGGGAGACGAAGCCAATGGGATTTGCAGGAGACCGCGAGGTCCGCGTCTTCTGGACGAATCTCGGGCAGGCTCGCAATCAGACCTATATGTTTCAGATAAGCGATCCGACGCCGTCGTACACAGTTGCTATTGTCGCAGAACTTGACGGAGGCAAGTGGTGAGCCAGAAAATCGCGCCGGGGCTCAGTTCCGCTAACGTGAAATTCATCCCGGACGAATGGTCAGCGCAGTGGTTTCGCCACTTTATCACTTCATGGTTGCAGAACTCCGACACGCGCAACGCCATACCCGGCGCCGGCATCTCGATCACGGGCGGCGTGAATACGCCGGCTACGATCTCGGCATCGCTGCTCGTCGGCCCAGCGTTCTCAATTGTCGGCAATCCGACCAACGAGACCGGCGGCGATACGAACATTGCCGCGACAGCGCGCGGCCAGGTGCTGAACTACAACGGCGGCACTATACTTTTCAGCACGCTCGAGCTGGCGGACAACAGCGGGCTCGGGCCCTCCTTTAGTGTCGGGCCCGGCGTTACTTCCGGCCAGGTGCTGCAGGTTGGTTCTGACACCGCCGACGCAGCGTTCTCGCAGATTGTTTTCCCGACCGCGGTAGCCCCCGGCGATTTGATTATAGGCACAGCGGTCGCCAACGTGATTGGCGGCCTCCCCATCGGCACGAGCGCGCAGGTTCTGCTCGTTGACACTGGGTTGCCGGTATGGCACAATCAGGCTGATTTGTTCGCTGCAGTGCCCGCGGCTATCTCTCAAGGCGGCACGAACGCCACGACAGCGCCCGCGGCGTTGAACAATTTACTCCCGGTACAGGTAGCGGGCGAATGGCTGACCACGGACGGCACGACTCCGAGCTGGGCTTCTTTACCGGCGCCCCCCGTCGAGTCTATAGGATGGGGCACTCCGGTCAATGCCGCAGTGCAGAACAATTTCGATGGCGCGGCCGCGACGTTGGCTCAGACCTCCGCCGCGCTCGCTGAATTGATCATGAATTTGAAGGCTTTTGGCCTATTAGGTGCTTGACATGACTTTCTGGCAATTTCTAACCAATCTGGGCGTGTGGCTTGAATCCAAAACTACCCGCGGCATCGGTATAGCGCTGGGCATTATAGCCATACTGGCCGCGAGTAACGTCATTCCCGCCGGGCAATTGAAATGGTACTTGACCGCCGCATCGGTTCTCACGTACTTGCGCGGGCAGTTTATTTCTGATACCGTCGACGCCGCCAAAGCCATTGTCAAACAGGACAACATCAACAACCCGCCCCTTCCTTTAGTAAAACCATTGGAGACTATCAAATGAGCAGCTCACCCGAAGAACTCGCCGCGATCCCGACGGCCATTGCCTCGATTAAGGCGTTGCAGGCTTTCAAGAACGCCTTAGGCCCGAATCCGCTTTTGTGGGGATCCACAATTGGCGGCGCAGAACTGATCTTCCTGGGCACGCTGCAGAACCTCGTGCCGTCGCTATTGGTCTCTGAAGGCACCGCGCTCGGCACTAGCGTTGACAGTATCACCAACAGTTGGGTTGCAACGCTGCAGGCGAAGCTGACGGCTGGCTGATATGCCGTTACTCGAGCTACTGCAGCTAATAGCGGCTGCCGCGACAGCAACGAAGGATCTCGTTGATGTCGCGAAGGACGTGCACGCGAACGGAGGCATTACGCTTACCGCCGCTCAGCACGCCACGGTGAAGGCGATTGTCGCCAGCGCTCCGTGGCAGTTCAACGGTTCCGGACCGCCTCCGTGAGTGAGGCCCTTGATGCCGTGGTCAAGCTCGCTTTCGTGCGGGGCCACGGCTTCAATTCCAGCATAATCAGTCGGCTGACCGGATTCTTTACCCACGTCGATTGCGAGTTTGACGATGGCACTCTGTGGGGCGCGCGCTCAGATCGGATCAAGCCACCAGGCGCGACTCAGAGGCTGCCGGCGGGCGTGCAGCCGCGGCCGCCAAATTACGAGAAGTGGGAACACAGAACTGTGTTCGCCATTCCGTGTACGATATTGCAGCGTGAGTCGTACCACGCATTCTATGTGAGCCAGCAGGGCAAGCCTTACGACTGGCTCGCTATCATTAACAACTTCGGTTTTGGATACAACTGGCGCACGCCGGATCATTGGTTCTGCTCTGACATTGCTACCGCCTCAGGCGAGTCGGCCGATATGTGGGGCATTGCCGACGACAACGGCGCGCGGAAACTTTTCGTTCCGACTTATGGAACGTCCCCGGGGATGCTGGCGATGCTTGTCAGCGGATGCGCCGGCACACAGATACTCAGCAGCTATTAAAGAGGTGAGCAAATGACGACCTTTGAACAGCCCCCTTCGACCGACACTCCGGGCAGCGAGAAATTTAAGTTGGTAGAGGCCGACACTGCAAATGTAGCGCCGGGCGAAAACAAGCCGCTGAAGTTCCCTGACCGTTTCGGCACGCGACCGAAGCCGACACCGCCCACTGTTCCGCCTCCGCCGGCCACGCCTCCCATTCCGACGTTCAGCCCGGACGATGCGAAGAATCTCATTCTGATTCTGCGCCGGGCACCATTACAGAATCTCGACGAGGCGGACATCATTCGCGAGTCGCTGATTCGGTTCATTACGCACGTCAACGCGGTCTTCGCGCCGCGCGCGCCATCGTAATGGGCACCGATCCCTCCAGCGGCTTCGAGATTCTTATGGCGATTCGCGGCGATATAGGCGAGCTGAAGGCTATGACGACTGCTACGCAGAAAGCCTTGACCGAGCACGTAGTCGAAAATCGTAGTCTGACCTCGCGCGTGGCAGCGTTAGAGATCGGGTACCTCGCCAATAAAGAGGTCGCCGACACGGCGACCGCCGCAGCGAAAACTGCGGCCATAATGGTATTGCGTGCATGAGCCCGGATGATAGCTTCGAAATCCTCTTGGCTATTCGCGGCGACCTGGGCGAGTTGAAGGGGCTGATGAAGGCGTCGCAGACAGCCCTGCAGGATCACGTTATTTCCACCACTCTGGTCGAAAAGCG